ACATGAGCCATATCAGCGTCAGCATGACCAAGAGTTATTTCAGTTCCTGATTTATAGATATGATGTACTTGCTGCATGAATTCTTCAAACTCAGCATTAGACACAGAACCTGAAGTATCTACAGCAATGAATACATGATTCTTCTGTTTTACTTTCAAGCCAGGACTGTCATCAAATCTATTGGACTGCTTTCTTCTTGTCTTCTTAGTATAATACTTAGTAGAGCCTCCTACAAATCTTCTAAAGAATGCTTTCCAATCTATTACAGCTTCTTCTTTCTTATTCAAGTTGTCAAGTAATTCTTGAATACTGTGAGGAAGACTGCCTCTGGATTTAGCCATCTTATCAGATTCTTTAAGCTGATGCTCAATCTGTTTTTGCATAAGCTTTTTCTCATGCTCAGAAGCTCCTTCAATATTCTTCCAAGTAGCATGCTGATCCATTTGGTCCAATAGTTGATCTAGGATAGGGTTTTTCCCTTTCATCTGCATCAACTCTTTGTAATACCAATCAGTGCCTTTGTTTCTTGGAAAGTCAAACAATTCAGGCTCTAAGAATCCACCATCTTCTTTGTATTTAGGATCTATGTACTGATTAATCTCTATGTCAGCTGCAATGTTGAAGACTTTCTTGTCAGCATACCTGTCTCTTGTGATAGGATGAAAGAAACATACATGCAACAATTCATGCTTTAAGATACCATACTTGAGATGATGAGGAAGACTTGGCCAGCTGTTAGGATTGATGCCAAGCTCCATGTTAATACCATTTCTTCTTACACCAGCTACTGGAACATCTTCTGTCTCCAGTCTGTTAAGAGTACTCAGGAATACACCATAGAAAGGTTCTTTCATGATGATGTCCCTACTGATTTTCAATATGTCTTTTAATACACTCATTTGTCTTTTGGTATCCAACTCATGTCAAGTCTGGATGTCCAGAATAGTTTGTCTAGGATTTTGTGTGTAAGCTGTCTTAATACTTCTTGTCTTGTAGGAGCAATTACAGTAATATATACTGTTATTTTAGGATCACGTATGTTTTTGAACAAAGCATATCCTGTTCTTTCTTTTATCTGTAATTCATCTAAAAGAAAATAACCCTCTACAGTTTTAAAATGTACTTCTATGCGCTCCAATCTTCTTAGTGTGTTTAGGTACTGTTTCATAGTGTAAAATAAAAAGGGACCTGGATTTCTCCAGATCCCTTCAAACAATCAAACATGTCCCTAGCAGGATATAGCACTTAGGTCTACCCAAGAGCTACTCGTATTTGCAATATAATTAGCAATTTTGGTTGCAAGTCTTTTGTTAGTGTCCTCCCAGTTGGATCCCACAATTGACAAGTAAATGGTTCTACCTAAAGAACCATCTCTCTTGACTTGTGCAATCTCAACATAAGAGAAATGTCTGCATAATTTGATAGCAACTATTTTGTACAGTGATTCGTATGTAGTAAAAAATCTGTTTGTCCTTTTTAAAGGGTTTTTGATGTAAGTATTCCAGTTTGCATTTTCATTGAATACTGACAATTGTTCATCTAATTTCATGGTTCATAAGTATCTGCGGGTTCAGGCTTGAAAGTCTCAGCATCTCTGATTTCTTCAAGCAAAGCCCCTATTTCCATATCTCTAGGAATTCTTGTCCATTGACTATATGGCAAGCCTTCATTTATATATTCTTCCTTGGCTTGGTAGCCTTCTTCAGTTCTATATAATACATTAATCACAGATCTCTTGTTCCTAGCTGGATTGGAAGATACTTCCAGTTTATGAAACTTGATGATACTGCGCTTGTAGTTTTCAGAGAATTGGGAATATTTACTTTGCATAAGTTTCTCATACTCCCGCTTATATTCTTCGGGAACTCTGAAACAGAACAGCACTGAAAAACTATCAGGATGTTCCATAAAGTCCAGATAATTGGACATTTCAAGCAATTGCAAGACTTGTTTATGAGTCCTGCTTCCATCATACAGATTAAAATGTAAGTATATTCTTTCTGTAAGTTCAGGATACTTCTCATGAAAGAGATAAGCACCTCTAAAATTGACTAAGTCGTCCAGTTTCAGGTTATGTGGCAAGGCTATCATAGGTAGTGCATAAGCGTAGCTTCTGTTAACTACCTTATTGATTGTCTTCTTGCTGGTAACCATCTTCCAGATTCCTCCTTTCTAATTCAATATCTCTTACTCTTGCCAGTTCTTTTTCAAACTGGTCTGGATATCTGACAAGCAGCTTGGTAATGTTTGTATGTAAGATAGATTGAGAACTCATTCCTGTGATAGTGCACATACCTGCCCAATACCACATGATGTCTCCCATCTCTTCCATAACATTGACCATATCAAGCTCTTTGCCATATGCATAATGCTTCTTGTATGAGTCTACTAACTCCCCTAATTCAGTCATCATGCCAAATAGCATATGCTGAATATCTTCTTGTTGATTAGAGAGCTTGGGGAGAGTCCTGCCCGCTAATTTCTGATAATCCTGTATAGTCATAATCTACTGTTATTGGATCTGGAATTATGTCATCTCCATATCCTGCGTCCTCACAATTATCAATCAGTTTCAGTAGTTTGTATGATTCATAGAATTTCTCAACGCCATTACGTTCTCCAAACTTGAACATATAGGCTCTCAGAACCACTCCTGGATAGTCCAATACTGGCTCATCAGCCAGCATCTTTTCAGCACCTACTTTACCTACTCCTGGAATACCAGGAATATTATCAGCAGAGTCGCCTACTATCATTTGTGTCCAAAAGTTCTTCTGAGCTTCTTCAATGCTCAAAGAGAAAAACATCATCTTTTTGAAGTCTACGAAATTACCAGGATATTGCTTGCAATCCTTGTCATTAGTAGCCAGAAAAACATGATAGTCAGGAAATCTTTTCTTATATGCAGTTCTGGCCATGAAGATAAGATCATCAGCTTCCCAGTTATGCATATAAAATGCTTTCCATTTGTCTTTTAAGTGAGCTCTTAAGTCATTTAAGTACGGAGGTAGTTCTCTGCCAGCCCTGTTACCCTTGTATTCTTTGGACTTGGCATAGTCTTTTCTCCAGGATTTACCCTCAGATATGCATAGAAGTACTTTCTCTGCAGAACAAGAATTTGCAATTGCTGTAATGAAAGTGTCTACTGACTCAAGAGCCTTGCTGAGAGGCTCATCCTTCATTGCAAATGCTGTTGCAAACAAGATGCTATCTGCATCACATATCATTATGGATTTATCCATTTACTTTTGCTTTTTTGCCATCCAATTCATGAATATATGTATCCAAGAATTCTGCATTGAGGGCGTTAAGAGCTTTGTATTGGGTAACTATACCATTCCAAATCATCCTATCACCATCATCCAACAGAAGTCTAGGTTCCATGGCTTTTTGAACTTCATCAATAGCCATGTCCATATAGATCCTGAACAGGTTGGGATTGTTTCTTTCTAATGCTTCCATACATTGCAGTAAATAAGGATTGAACTGCAGGGTATCAAATACTTTTTGTTTAAATTCTACTGTAAATACCATAATCACTTGTTTAAATATGAATCCAGAAAAATCAGGAATGTTTCATAATCAATTATGGCATATTTGCCCTGACATTGAAACTTACCTTTATCTGATTTCTTGGTGTATTTGTGCAACACCATATTTATGCCATCAGGCATTTCAGTGATAAGTTTGTGATAGTCAGGACGTTTTGACTCATTTTTACATTGGATGTTGAAGGGACCTGTGCCAACTATGTCAACTCCAGCATCATCTGCTCTTTTACTTTCATATCTTGAGGAGACAGCATCCTTGAATCCTACCTCTTTAAGATCTTTTATTACTTCTCTTTCCCAATTGTGACCTGCAGTTCTGTTTCTATTAGACATTTTACAAGATGTTTAGCTTTGTTAACGCCATGCAATTTAACAAATTCTGCAATATCTTTTGCCTTAGATTCTTTTGGAATCATAATAGACTGAAGATCATGCAGTTGACAGAACTTCTCAGCACCTTGAATACCAGCAGAATCATTGTCAAACAGTACCACTATGTCAGAAAACCTGTTTTGCAGGCATTCTGTTACATGTTTAGGGGGTATACTGCCCTCACTTTGTACAGCTACAGAGTCATAACCCAGTTCATGTAAGACCATTACGTCTTTCAAGGACTTGGTTATTATCAATAAATCTCCTTTTTCAGCAAGCTGATCCATGCCTTGCAGTATGTTACTCTCTGCATTAGTCATGAATCTGAAATTATGATCCAATGGTTTGTATATCTTGTATTTCTGACCACCAAAGTCATAACAGAATATAGGATTTGCTTGTGCAGTGTACACTTCTGTCTTATTGTTCTTGATAAGCCAGTAACATTCCAATGAATACACATTGAACTTGGTAAGGATATCCTTGCTGATATGGTAATCCTTCCAATACTTCAATGCAGACTCACTCCAAGCTTTTCTTTTGATCATGATATGGCACATATCACGCTTGAATTCAGGCTTGTAATTTGTGATTACAGCCTTAGGCTTGCTGGAATATTTTTGTGTACTGAAACCCAATTTGAAATCCGCATCTATCTTCAGCAAAGCATCTTTGTATTCATACCCTTGAGTTTCAAGATACTTGAATATGTCATATACTTCCTTGGTACCGAAGTCTTTCATGACTATACGGCCTTTAGGATTAACATACAACATAGCTGATGGCCTATTGTCTTTCCTCACAGGAGACTTGAAAGCCTTATTCAGTGTGCAGTGTCCAAGATAATGCATCCATAAGTCATATTCAGATACTTTGTCAAGTATCGCTTTCTGACTCAAAGGCTGGGTGTTTATGTTCTTGGTGCCAAACATAGCATGGAAATTAAATCCCCCACCATTTCTGATGGGGGATTATCACATCAGGAATTAGAATGGAAGGTCACTATTCATTGCATTAGCTGGCACTGAATCAGCATCAGGTCTTACAGCAGGCTTGAAGTTATAAGCCTTACTAGGATCAAACTTCTCAAGATGGGTCTGACCTTCTGCAAGACTGGCCACAAAAGAATATCTGCGGGTTCTCAATCTTACACCAGTCTTACCATCAGCCTTGATATACTCCTCACCAGCAACAGCAAACCATGCAGGCTTACCGATGAACAGAGGCTTGATAGCATTCACATAAGAGTCAAAATCACTTGCATTGATCTCATCCAATTGTTTACGCACTCCCAACTTGTCAGCAATCAAGCCGACATTCTTATTGAATTCTTCTACAGCTTTAGAGTCATCAAGTTTCAAGAATGTACCAGGAAAAGCGACTCTGCCTACTTGACCTTTGTGGCCAGGTTCTGCCTCAAAGCCTTCAGCATTAACAGGCATAGTCTCCATCATCAAAGTCAATTGCTTACTACCAGTAGTAGCAGTCTTGATTTCAATGTCATAGATGAACAGCTGATGGATGCCGTAAGAAAAATACTTACCTAGTTTCTTGGATTCTTGAGTGTTTACTCCTTTTGTGCTAAACATATTTATTTGGTTTTATTGGTTATAAATTGATTGATTAATTAAGCAATAATTGGGTTCATAGGTTGTACTTCCTCTGCAACAGCTGCAGATACATTATCTACTACTACAGTATCATCCACAATCTCATAAGTCATTTTCTTAGCACGGAGTTTCAAATTCAACACTTTAAGATACTTGTTGATTTCAGCCACAGATACATTGAAATGTTCTGCAAGCTCTTTTCTTGTATAGCCTTTGTCATTGATAAGACTTACAAGTTCTGACTTTTTGATTACTGGTTTGCTCATGGTTTTAATCTATAAATACTTTGTCCCAATTAACAGTTACTTGGCCTTTCTCATCAATCTCAGATAAGACAATCTCTTGGTTCTTGAGATGTTGAGGTCTGGCACCGCATATTACATCATCAGTAGTCTTGAAAGAAAGCATATTCTTACTGCCTTCTCTGTACAACATACCAATGGCATCCACATCAGCACTCATCATGGATTTGATTTTACCAGTCAGATCCAAATCAGAAGCTGTTACTTCCTTACCATTTTTCTCAATGGACTTAAGCTTGATGTGGCCAAGGTAAATGACTCTGTCTGCAAGAGTATCAATATACTTCACTACAGAATCTACTGCTTCCCTAAGATATAAATACCCAGCACCGTTAGGTAAAGTCAGCACATTGGTTCCATCAAAGCTCTTGCCCATTGGAGTCTTCTTGTACATGGTAAGTGCCAAAGGTCCACACATATCCTCAAGCTTTGTGATAGTATCAATCACAACATACTTGTATGGTTTACCTGCAGCCAGTATAGCATCACCTACCTTGCGCAATTCTGCAAGGTCATTTACTTGTACTTTCATAGCATCAAGAAAGTCAGTGCCTCTCTCCAAATCTATAATCAAAGCATTGTCAAGCTCAGCAAGAGCAGATGTCTTGCCGACTTTTGGCTTTGAATAAATGATAAGTTTTCTGGGGCTGTGACTCTTTGCTGCTACCTTTTTGGTTGGCAAAGTCACACTCATTGTTGCTCCTGTTCTTTGAGTTCTTCTTCAGTCAAAGGAATGAGTTCATAGGATCTCTTGATTCTCTCGAATACTTCTTCAGTAGTCTGATGGAACTGGCCCAATGTCAAAACTACATCCATGTCATTTACCAGTCTTCTGGCAATCTCACGGAGAGCTTCATTGAAGTCAGCAAGTGTAGTTACACTTCTGTCTCCATCATAAACAATGTACTTGTTAATACCCACTTGAATGGAGTATTTACCCAATGCTGGATCTTGAATTTTCATAATTGATTATTTGGTTTTAAATTTTCTTTTTCAACTCTTTCAATCTCACGATTTAAATACCACTGAGCTTTCTTCAAGTCTTCCAGCAGATCATTCTTCTTACCAGCTCTGGCTATGTATTTCAGCACATTGCCAAGATGGTAATTCATTTCCCAGGCTTCTATCACAGTGATCACTTCAAGACCACTGAAATTATAATGCTTGGGTTTATTCACACTATCATACATAATCATCGTAATTTATACTGTTTACAGGTGGTAATTCTGCAAATGCTCCAGCAGAAGGATTAGCATATAGACCTATTGCAACATTGTCTCTTGACAATCTGTTCTTGATGACCTTCAGCATGATCATCTTGTCTCTCAATTTCTTGATATCATAACCAAGACATGAATTCATATCTAGCTTATAAGGACACATGGTACCCAACACCACATCTGCATCCTGATAAGGATTGGTAGAATCCTTGAAGTCAGATTGTTGTGGAGACAAATCCACACCTTTGAACTTGGATCTTTCTACAGATGATAGACCTTGATTGAACTGCTGGATATTGATAAAACTGAAACCAAACATGTTCTTAAGTTCTATGCAATACTCAGAGTATTTGTCTATCAACTCTTTAGTCTGGAAGCCACGTTCTTTCTTCATAAGAGCCATATGATCCATTATGACAAGGGTATAAGCATTTGGATCATGAGGCTTGTAAGCATTTATTCTGTAACCATTTACTGTCTTACCTTCACTATCTACATACTTGTAAGGTTCTCTTATCAGATCACCTTGGGATTCACCGAATGCCCACAGCTCATTGTATATGCCTGTAGGATTAGTCACTTGGAATCTGAAGTTTATCTGGCTGAATAGTTCCTCCACATAATCTATAGACTCATACAGATAGTGTACTTCTTCTAAGCTTAATTTGTTACCTCCAAGACCTTTGATTCTTTCTGGTGACAACACATGTTTGTACTTCTTGAAAATGATTTGTGAAAGCCAGTTGCACTGCTTTGTGATCTTGTCTATCTCAAATGAGTAGTAGAACACATTCAGTTTTATGCCTTTCTGTTTGGCATCTTCAAGAGCATTGAACAGTATGTAATCCACCAAAGTAGTCTTGTATGTACCTGATTGTCCGCCTAGCAGAGTATAACATCTACGCTGTACTCCAAATATGACATCATTCAGTCTTTGAAAACCGTTTTCCAGGCCAGAGTACTTCCCGTCAATACCCTCTTTAATTCTGGCTTTTAAATCCATTAGATAGAACTTATACGTTCATCATCTCTAGTTTCAATTTCCAAATCCATGTATTTTTCCCATCCTCTCTGGTTAAGCCAGGTCTGCATGTTCTGCATATAAGTCATACTGTTCTTACGCATAAGCAATTCATTCCTAAGACCTTTCATGACTTTACTGTGCATCTTCTTGTCATTTCTGATTACAGCATCATATTTCTTCTTGCATACTTTGGCATCTTCTGAATCAAGGCCTTTGGCTCTCAGAACCCTGTAGCCACCACGTCCATCAGGAACTTGTCTGGGATACAGATCATATAGTTCCTTGAAAGCAATGTCCAAGAAATTCTGAGATGTCTCAAACAGACTGCGACTTTGACTAGTCAGCTCTTCTGTTGTGAATATTACGCGAATATAATTCTTCTCTATCAGACTATCCAAATCTTTTTCACTTAATGGTGCAAGATCTATAGGTAGTCCATGATAAAGAAGGGCTAAATGCATGTATTGGTTAGCATTCAGCCCTAGTCCTATAAGAGTAGGTACGTGTACTGTGATACTATCTATCATCTGGAGAGTGTTTAGTTTCATCAAATGGTTCCCTGTCATCAGGCAGAAATCTTTCAGGAGGATCCTCAACATCATAATCTTGCACGACACAGTCACCTCTGCATGTTGGACAGAGAGTCATGTGCTTTCCATTGAAAATCTCACCTTCGCCTAAACAATTTGGACAAGTTACCAAAGACATATAAATCACCTAATTTTATTAGGTCTCCACAAATAGATACGTTTAATTTTTGAATAATACTGGTCACTACTCATGTAGTATTGCCAAGACTTATAGGAGATATAAAACCCCGTCCAGTCTTTGACTAAACGGAGTTTCCTATAATCATACCAGTATATTACAAATATAAACAACAGTATTGTAATATGCAAATAAAATATGCAATTAATTAGCTTGTCTGATGACAGCATAACTTCCTGATTTTAAGGTGCATACGCTATACTTAACTGTTTTAGGCAAGAAGTTTCTATCTTTTGCAAAATTGATAGTGGTTCTCAATACATTAGCAGGAGATTTCCATTTGTCAGCTTCTTTTGCAGAAATTATCAAGCTTTCATCTTTTGACAATCTACTGATAGCTACTACTAATTCATTAGGTCCTTTTCTACGAACACCTTTAGTTCTGAGTTCTCCTTGGATACTTTGGGTTTTTACAACTTTCATAAATTGATTATTTGATTGGTTAGTAATTGATTCCTAAAGCTTTCATTTGAGCAAGTTTTTCTTGTACCTCTGGTAATGATAGTTGTACTATCTGCTCTACTGTTACATCTACATTGAAATTATGTTTGATTCTGTCAGCTATCACTTCTGGACTGGGATTCTCCAGCTCATCTATGAAGCATACAGCATCAATATACATCTCTATGACTTGTAGGTTCATGTCAATCAGGATCTTTACTGTTTGTCCAGATAAATAAGAATATCACTCCTACTGTAAATGTTGCCAATGCATATACTATTACTGTTGTCATTTAGTCCATACTTTAGTTATTGTCACATCTACTTCCATGTTAACATCTTTAACATATTTGTTACCAGATTCAATCATAATCTTTTTCATTTGTTCAGCAAACTCTTGTGCTATCTCATCAATGACTTCCACGTCAATCTGATCATGCACAGTGCATAGCATTCTTGCTATTTCTGCATTATGTGTTTTACAAGTTTCAACTACAAGATTTCTGATACCTACTAAAGCTTCTTTAGTGATGTCAGCGCCAGTACCTTGAATAGGGTGGTTCATACCATTCCTTTCTGTTTGACCTTCTATTATCATAATTTCTTTCCAAGTGGCTTTATCGCCTTCTTGTACAGTGGCTCTAAGATCTCTGGCTTTCTTCATATCAGGATACCATCTGCGTCTCTTACAAGGAGGAAATGTAAGACTGTACATATTCTCTTTGGCAAACTTCCCTTGCTTTGCAAGCCAGCTATTTAGTTTAGGAAAGCTTTCAGCATAGACTCTGAACAATTCTTCTGCCTCCTCAATAGAAATAGACAGAGTATCTGCAAGCTTGTTAGGTCCCATACCATATGGCTTACCGAAGTTTATGGTTTTAGCCTTATTGCGTAGTTCCTTATCAGCCTTAGTGATAGTCTTCTTGAACATCATACTGCCTGCATAACAGTGCAGATCCTCACCAGAATTAAGCACATTGATAAAGCCTTCTTCCTTGGACCCATCAGCCATAAGTCTAAGCTCTTGTGCTGAATAGTCAATGCTGATCCAACTGAATCCTGGACTGGCTACAAAACAGTTCCTGAATTTATTGTCCTGTGGCAGATTCTGCATATTAGGAGCATTCATGTCCTTGGAACCAGAAGATACCCTGCCAGTAGACTTGACTTGCCAAAAATCAGTATGGATTTTCATGGTATGCGGGTTCACATACTCACAGAATGCCTGACCATAAGTACTGACAATCTTGGATACCTCCCTATATGCCTGAAGTTTTTGGAAAAATTCATGCAAATGCACATGTTTGGACAGCGTCCTGTCATCTGTGGATTCTACTTGGTATCCGAGTTTCTCGAATATATCCAGTATTTGACTAGGAGAACTATAATTAATAGCGCATTTCCTACTAGGCAGATCAAAGAGATTAGCTTGAACATATTTTGGCTTATATGATTTACTGAGTATGCTGTCAGAAACAACGATATCATCAAGCTCAGATTCAATATGATTCTTTTTAGCTTCATACTCTTTGGCATTCTGTAACCAAGATTTGACATCAAAACTTATCCCGTTGAATTCTATGTCAGCAAATGCTTTAACTACTTCATTCTCAAGATCTACACAATATTTGAGATCATACTTTTCAGTCTTGATTTCTTGCAGTTCCTTGATCTGATGCAGATAAGCCACATCCAGTGCAGCATATTCAATCTGCTTGTCTGTGAATGGCTGGCTTGTAAGCTTATAGAAATCACCTCTTGTAGACTTGTCCATCTGAATATCCAGATATCTGTCTGCAAGGTCTTTCAAGCCATATCCAAATGATTCATAACCTGCATGTAGCACACATTCTGTTAGCATTGTGTCATAGATCTTTTCCATCACTATGCCATGCGCCTTCAAGAACTTATAGTCGAATTTAGCATTATGCAGAATGCACATTTTGCTTTCCAACAAATCCTTGAATTTACGTATGTCAGTGGATCTGCAATCTATCACAAACTGATTACTGGCATCACCTATCTGCAATGACAGTATTTTCTTGATATGAGGATCCCTGCCTTGAGTCTCTGTGTCAATGGCAATGGACTCATGGTCTTCAAAATAATCCAAACACTCCTGTATAGTAGACAATTTGAATGTGCTTTCTACAGCAGGTTTTGGACCTATGTAATGTATCATTCCTTAGATTGTTTGGAAATGAATTTCACAAGGTCCATTATATTCTTGGCCTTGTGAAACTCATTGGAATTCAATTCACCATTGAAATGTTTTACCACATCTTCCCTTTTGAAAGCATACCATAGCTCTTCATAGATATTATAATGAAACAGCCAGTCATACAAATTGTCTTTCATCACAAAGTATTTTTCTTGTTAGCAATGTCTTGTAATGTTCTAGTGTCTTCCCAATAATGTTTGCAGTCACCTTTTTCAGGTTTAAATACATCATACGCTTGCCAAAACTCATTAGGATTGGCAGTGTATCTGTAGCATTTAAATTTTAATGCACAGTCTTCGTTTATGCACATAGTTATATCTGGCATTATTCAAAGATTTTTAGAAGTATTTTTATTTTTTCTGCTGCTGTGACAAAATTATCCATTGTAGCCTGATTACTGTCTATAAGCTCTTGCCTGTAGACTTTTACATCTTCAATGGTTTTCTCATGCTTTTCAAATCCTTCATCACTTTCAATCACCATCTTGATGATGCCTGTGTGTTCTGATTTGTTGTACAAGTCTATCACCTTGTCAAGACTTTCAATGTTTTCATGGTACATCTTTACAGCATGCTCACATATGTCAAGAATATCTTGCAATTCTTCTTTAGTGAACTTTGCTTCTGATAACTGTTGTAATAGACTCATTTTGAATAAGTTATGTTAAAATGGTAATCCTTCAAGTTTGATTCTTTCTCTTTCTTCCCTGTATTTTCTGCTTACTATGTAAGCTCCGAACATTTCTCCATCAGGTACATCTTGCAATATAGAAATTTCTTTTTTAAGATTTTCTATTTTGCGAGAATGTCTTACAGGATTTACAGATTCAAGTTTCTCAATCTTGGCTTTTCTGGCATCTATCATAGAATATTTCTTGAATTTGAAATATTCTTGGTTGAGTTCACGTTGCAGTTTTCCAAAAGATTCAACAGGCATTCTGATTGATGTCATATACTTTGCATAATTGACATAAATCGGAGTATTATCCTTTTTTCTGCATCTTTGATGAGGACTGACAGTGTACATCATACCAGCATATTCACTTTGATGCATACCATATGGTTTTTGTGTAGCACATGTATATGTAAGCCAAAAGTCCATGGTACCATCTGCATTAGCATAACAAGTTACTTTTACATTTTTGTCTGACAGGATTTTTACAGTAATCATAGTTTAGTGTTTTAGAATATGTATCTAATTGTGTTCCAAGGTATTATTTCTTGATGCAATTCCTTGAATTGCTTTATGTAATCTCTTTTCAAAGTATGTTTATAGCGTATGTTCTTGCCGCCATATTCAGATATCTTGTCTTCCTGTATTTCAGGATCCCATAGCAGATCTTCTCCAGGTATTTCATTGTCAAGATTATATTGATGCTTATCTCTGTTGTGAGTCAAGAATATGACTTCTGCTTTGACAACATCTTTATAATCAACTACATCTCTTACACGTTCAAACAGTTTTCTGTATTCATCCAGCCATCCATCTGTGACTATTACAGGACTGAAATTGATATGCACATCATATCCTGCATCTATAAATGCATCTATACTCTTGATTCTCAAGTCAATAGGACTTGTATTTGGCTCAAGTATTCTAGAGTATTTTTCAGGCATAAGACTGAATCTTATCCTGATCTTGCCTTCTGGGTCATATGTCAACAGATCTGTATTCACATACTTGGTAGCAAATGAGCCCATAGCTCTTGGATGCTGTCTAAAGAACTCAAATATCTTTTGCCATTTATGATACTTGGCATGCAGTGCAAAATCTTCATTGCATGATAAGTCATATGTTACATATTCAGCGTGTGTCTGGTTAGGCTTTTCTACTTCTGCAAACAGACAGTGTCTGTTGATTATATCAAGAATCTGTTCAGCATTGTTTGCAATGTTCAAACCTTTACTTTTATGGCGTTTCATATAACAGTAACTACAGTTATACAAACAGCCGTGTCCAAAACTTGGACTGATGAAATCTGTACTGCGTCCACTCTCTCTTATGAGCATGGACTTGCGTGTTACATATTCTATCATACTATAATTATTTGTGCTCCCATCAAGAGTCGAACTTGAAACCTACTGCTTAGAAGGCAGTTGCTCTATCCAATTAAGCTATGGGAACATACTTATCAATTGAGTTTTGCCAACTCCAATTCTGTCAATACAGCATCCATTTCATCTTCTGTAGCAAGTAATCTGAAATTACTGTTGCTCCAGAACCAACCTGCTGGATCCCTGTCTCCTTGTAATCCTATACCACCTGTTTTATCATTGATGCTCACTATGATATCAATGTAACCTTTTGGTATAGTTCTTCCATATTCAGGAGAACTTACATTAGTAGCTGTAACATGTCTTATTGCCATTACGGCATCACCTATTTTCATAGCATTGAGTTTTACCACCAAGAAGTGTAGTATATTACATTTCCTGATTCTAGTTCTTTTTTAGCAAGGTTTATGAATTCAAGATCATTGGCTTTGTCTTCTTCTGAAGATTCTCCAAAGAAAAATCCTGCTGTTTGTGGCAGGTTATCAGCATT